AGCAGGCTCGATGCAAGCCAACCGCATAGGCTTGCCACACTTGGAACACGGAAGAATTCCGATCTCCGCGCGGCTGTGTAGTGGATTTAGTTGGATAGATGACATCATGCTTCCCTGTATTGGGCGGGAGCATTACTGATCTCTCGGTCGCCGGTAACTGCCTATTCGGACGGCGATGGAGCCAGTCTTAGCCAATATCCCAATGCGGGGCTGGTCAATATAGACCACTATTGAAAATTTCGTTCAGCAGGAACGGCCCCAGTGTGGGGGACACTGAGGCCATCAATGCAGGATGCCTTGGAAGGAAAGGCGATCCATACAGCGCTAAAGTCCCAAACGAACACCTTGTTCCACCGGCTTATTCGATTGTGAGGCAGATCGATTCGGGCCTTCCGGGAGCAATGTAGTTTCGGGTCATTCGCGACCGGGTCGGGCCAGCACCAAGTCTGGCCATGTCCGCTATGCCGCCGAAAGCGGACGTAGATTCAGAGTATTGGCGGCAGCTACGCGCTAACGAGTCCACGCCCTAAACCAATCCAAATTATTTGGACCTAAGCCGCCTCCGCACGGGCGGCTTTTTTCATGGAGCAATGCCAAATGACCACCGCGACTGCCCTCAACCTTTTCATCCCGATCACGAAGGTCGATGCGGCCCAGCGCCTCGTCTATGGCCTTGCCACCGCCGAGAAGGTGGACCGCTCGGGCGAGGTCTGTGACTACGAGACGACCAAGCCGTTCTATGAGAAGTGGTCCGGCGACATCGCCAAGAGCACGGACGGCAAGTCGCTCGGCAACGTGCGTGCCATGCACGGCAAGGTCGCCGCCGGCAAGGTGACGGCGATCAATTTCAACGACACCGACAAGCAGATCGAAATCTGCGCGAAGGTGGTCGATGACAACGAGTGGAAGAAGGTCGAGGAGGGGGTCTATACCGGCTTCTCGCAGGGCGGCGCTTACGTGAAGCGCTGGAAGGACGGCGACGTCCAGAAATACACCGCCGATCCCACCGAAGTCTCGCTGGTTGACCTGCCGTGCCTCGATATCGCGACCTTCAGCGTCATCAAGGCCGATGGCTCGACCGAGATGCGCAAATTCGTGACGGTGGAAGCGAAGCCGGCGGCGGTCGAACCGACCAATGACCAGATCGTCGCCAAGGCAAACGAGATGGCCAAGGCGGCTGGCGGCGGCAAGACCTTCGCTGACTTCATCGTGGAGGCCCGCACGGAACTCACCAAGGTCGCCCAGGCCCCTGAGACGCCCGCTGGGGCGGTCGAGAAATCGGCCACCGCTGACACGGAAGGGAAGACCGAAACGACTCCTGCGCCCGCGCTGCCCGCTGGCGGAGTCATCGCGAAGGATGCGGCCCCCGCAGCCGGCGAGGAGCCTTGGGAGCAGGTCTGGCTGAGCAAGCGCGACGGCAAGACGTTCAAGACGAAGGCGGAACTCCGCAAGTACCATGACGACCTTGACGCCGCCGCTGCCGCCGCTGCCGTGGCCGCGCCGATCCAGACTTCGCTCGATGCGCTGGCGAACTCGCTCGGCATCGAGAAGGCCGCCGACGCAAAGCCCGGCAAGACCGACGCGAAGGACGACAAAACCGCCGCCGATCAGGGCAAGGACGGCAAGGACGCGAAGGATACTTCGACGGACGGCAAGAAGAAAAAGGCCAAGAAGGACGTGGCCCCCGAGGATCTCCAAAAGAGCCTCTACACGGTCGGCCGTTTCGCCAGCATCCTGTGTGACCTGAACTATCTGCAGCAGGACACCGCATGGGAGCGCGAGTACGAGGGTGACGCTTCGACGGTGCCGGATCAGATCAAGTCGGCCATCGCCACGCTGTCGCAGGCGCTGCGCGATATGGCCGTCGAGGAGACCGCCGAACTGTTCGACGTCGAGAACGAAAACGATGCGCTACTCATCGCCGTGCTCGAAGCGTCCGCCGGTCTGCCGAAGGACCACATGGCCGCGCTCATCAAAATCGCTACCGACGATGACAAGCTCGCGAAGTGCCGGGACAATCTCGCCAAGGCCGGCGCTCGCAACTCCAAGGCCGATCAGGTTCGCATTCAGGCCGCGCATGACAGCATCGTCGCTGCCGGCGCGTCCTGCGACACTGAGAAGGCCGCTCCTGCCGGCGATCTCGCCAAAGTCGCGGATGACCTGCAGAAGCAGACTGCACGCGGGGACGCGCTGCAGAAAGCTCTCGACAGCATTCAGCCGCGGCTCGATGACATCACCAAGGCAGTGACCACGCTGCTCAACCAGCCGGTCGCCCATCCGCTCACGCGCTTGGTTTCCAAGGGTCAGGACAACGGCGGGGACGCCGAGATGACCCCGGAAGCCGCGCTCGCGAAGATGACGCCGGATCAACTCGCGCTGCTCGCCATCAAGGCTGCGCAGGCGAACGGACAGCCGCTCCTCAAGCGCGGCGTCTAACCGACAACCAGTTTCGACTTTGAAGGCCCGCGCCGGGGACGGCGACGGGCCTTTTTCACAACCTGCGGCGCTCGCCGCTCAGACGACCCGGTGCCGGGGACGGTGCCACTCGACCACGAAAACCCATCCCCCAAAAACAGCATTGGAAAAACCATGACTGCTCACGTTAACGTCGCTGACATTCTGGCTGCCGTGAAAAAGGCCCAGACGGTCGGCATCGAAGACCCGCGCCTCGCGGGCGTTGAAGGCCTCGCCAAGTCCACCTTCGCGCAGAACGGCTCCGCCACTTCCGGCCTGACGTTCTACGATCTCGAAGTTGGCGCGAAGCTGCTCTATCCCGTCCTCACTCCGCTGCGCAACATGATCCCGCGCGTGTCGGGCAAGGGCGGCATTCAGGCCGCATGGCGTGCGGTCACTGGGATCAACACCACCGGCATGCGTATCGGCGTGTCGGGCGGCAACCGCGGTGCCGTTCAGGCCGTCTCGACGCAGGACTTCACCGCTGCCTACAAGGGCATCGGCATCGAGACGAACGCCGACTTCGAGGCAACCTACGCCGGCCAGAACTTCGATGACATTCGTGCCCTGGCGGGCAAGACTGGCCTCGAAAGCCTGATGATCGGCGAGGAACTGATGATCCTCGGCGGCAACACGTCGATCCCGCTCGGCACCACCGGCACCGCGACGCTGGTCGGTTCGACCGCAGGCGGCTCGCTCGCTGCGCAGACTTGGTCCGTCATCGTCGTCGCGCTCTCGCTTGACGCGCTGGTGAACGGCTCCGTCGTCGGCGGCATTCAGGCTTCGATCACCCGCACCAACGCTGATGGTTCTTCGGACACCTTCGGCGGCGGCTCGGGTCAGAAGTCGGTGGCTGCTACCGTCGTCACGACCGGCGCTACTTCGTCCATCGCAGCGACTGTCCCCGTGAAGAACGGCGCGGTCGGCTACGCTTGGTTCTGGGGCTTGGGCGGCGCTGAAGTGCTCGGCGCGATCACCACGATCAACTCGCTTCTCATCACCGCCGCTGGCACCGGCACGCAGACCGCGGCCTCGCTGCCCGGCGCGGACAACTCCACCAACGCGCTCGCCTTCGACGGTCTGCTCTATCAGGCCCTGAAGCCGGGCTCGAATGCCTACGTTGCCACGATGCCCACGGGCACCGCCGGCACCGGCACCCCGCTGACCTCGGACAGCGCGGGCGGCATCGTGGAAATCGACGCGGCGCTCAAATCCATGTGGGATTTGTTCCGTCTGTCGCCCGATACCATGTGGGTGAACTCGCAGGAGGCTCTGAACATCTCGAAGAAGATCGTCGCCGGCAGCACCACCGCTGCTCAGCGCTTCGTCTTCGAGACCGTGCAGGACGCCATCGGCGGCGGCATCATGGTTCGCACGTACCTGAACCGCTTCTCGATGCAGGGCGGTTCGGTCATCGACATCAAGGTCCACCCGAACGTGCCCGCCGGCACGATCCTGATGACCTCGAAGTCGCTTCCGTACCCGCTCTCGGGCGTGGGTAACATCATCCAAATCCGCACCCGGCAGGACTACTACCAGATCGAATGGCCGCTGCGCTCGCGCAAGTACGAGTACGGCGTCTATTCCGATCAGGTGCTGCAGAACTACTTCCCGCCGTCGATGGCGGTCATCACCAACATCGCGAACGGCTAATCGCCGCTCACGGTCAAGACACCACGCGGCGGGAGACTGCCGCGTGGTTTTGCCTGCCCGTCATCATCAAACGAAATCAGGAACATCCGACATGAAATTGCTCGCCCCCCAGGGGACTTCCTCGATCAGCATTGCTGGCGAGAGCTTCGAGATCGCTGTGGACGGAACCGTCGAAGTGTCCAGCAGCGCGACCGCGAACGAACTCTGCGACAGCTTCGGCTTCACCAAGGCCGGGGAGAAGCCGGCGGCGGCGGAAGTGAAGCAGCCCGCTGACAAGTTCACGGACATGAGCCGCGCCGAACTGATCGGCTACATCAAGAGCAAGGGTCTGCCGGTCGTGCCCTCGACCGACAACGACACGCTGCGCGCCACCGCCAGGACGCAGTATTCGCCGGAGGAGCGCGCGGCT